AAATCAAGAATCACATTAAGTTCTTGATTCTTACACGTCTGTAGTACATGTTCTTCGAAGCGGTGAGAGCTTCGGCATCAGGAATAGGTACTCCATCAGCATCAAGACCACTGAATACGAATGGGTTAGCAACCATACCATAACGGGTCTTGAAGCCAATCTTAGGCTGGAAGGTGTTAGGATCAATCGAACGTAGCATCTGGAGAGGTACGTATGGGCAATAGAAGAGACCAGCATCATAAGGACTGGTTCCCTTGTAACCCATGACATAGTAATGATCGTTTGATACGTTAGCCGAATAAGGATCAACGAAGACCTTGATTCTACCATTGATAGTACCAACAGCAAGATTGCCAGTGTCATCAACCTGACCGACAGAAGGACCACCAGCACCAGTTAGACCCGAGCTATAGTCAAGAACACCAGCCATCGCTAGAGCTGAAGCTACGTCAGCCGAGCAGATGAGGAAGTTGCCCTTTCCACGACGAGTTTCTTGAGCGATAGCGTTGGCATCACGCTCAACCTGGAATAGAAGACCCTTGAACTTCTCAACAGACCAACGACCGTTTGAATCAACGTCAAGGTCGAATACACCAGCCGTAGCAACGTTGTTCTGAGCACCAGGCTTAGCGATGGTGTAAACAGTACGAACGACTTCACGGTTGATTTCAGCAAGGATTTCCGAGCTGAGAATGTTGGCAAGCTCTTGCTCAGCATCAAGACCATGAACAGCCTTAAGATCTTGAGCGAGTTCTAAAGTATACTCAGAACGAAGGGCTCTAGTTTTTGCTGTTACGGAAGTCTTTTCAATACTGAAGCTCATTTCGTTGAATAGGGTTGGAGATGATCCAAGAACTTCAGCAGTTTCACGAGCAATAGGAGTTACGCCACGCTCATAAGTACCAACTCCAGCACCATCGTCATTAAGAAGACCTGGATTTGAAGCAGTATATGAAGGATCGTTAGCAACACCGATAGGCACAACAGGATCGTTATAAGCAGCAGGACCCTGAGTGTTAGCCGAGAAGTTTACATCAGGCTCGTTGAAGAGAGCTTCACGACCTTTGCGAAGACCAGCAGCACCATTGTGTTGATAGTGAGCTTTCATAGCGAAGATAAGACCTGTAGGACCGCTCATTGGCTGAACACCACAGATATCATAAGCCATTAGATTAGGCATAGCACGACGAACTAGGCTGATCATGATAGGATCGAAACCAGCTAGTCCACCAGTTTTAGTATCAAGACCCGAACCTGAAAGTGCATTAGGGCCGATAGCACCAACAACATTAGGAGCTTCTGTAAGCATTCTCTCTTCACGGAGAGCACGTTCTTGGTTTTCTAAAATTACAGCGGTTACAGCCTGCTTATATTTGTCCGTAATAGGCGAAGCCTCGGAAGCGTTAAGAACAGGTGCCCACTTTTCTGTAAGATGGGAAGCGTTAAACATTTTTACCTCTTTAAACGTTTGTTATCGTTTGATAATATTTATTATTTAAATTATTTCCAGCGTGATAAAGCGTTGACGTATGCAGCCATTGCTGGCGATACTTCTTCGGATAATGCAACTGGACTATCATCACTTACTTCAGTTTTAGTTACTGATTCAGGAAAATATGATTTACGAAGTGTCTTTACAGCATGTGTAAATTGTTCTTCTGAATCAAATCTCAATCCTTCAGCTAACGAAGCAAGTTTTTCTTTTTGAGTATCAGCAAGTCCTTCTGAAACTTGGTTTAGAATTACGACTTTGCTTGACTCATTAAGACGATTATTTAATTCCACGTTACGCTCAATTTGTTTGTTGAGGCGTTCTTCCATCTCACAAAGCTCGTCTGCAAGTTCTCCAACGACATCAGATTTTTCGTCGGGGATATTAATATAATGTTCAGCAAAAAGATTCTTAAGACCTGCAATAAAGTCTTCAGTAATCTCATTACGAATACCACGATCAATGGCAACTTGATTTTGTTCAATCCATTGATTAATACCGTACTTAATAGTACCTTGTACTTCTTCAGATAGTTCAGCTTTAATAGCTTCTACTTTTTCAACAAGTCTGGTTTCGAATTGCTCTTCAAGCTTGGTATACTCTTCCTGAAGCTTAGCTTTAACAGCAGCTTCGAAAATTGTTTTTGCTTTATCTCTATATTCTTCGGAAAGCTCTTCACCTTCTGTTAAAGCAGCAACGTCAGAAGAAAGATCGAGTTCTTCAAATGAAGGTCTGATAGGATATTGCACATTCGGACCTTTTGTAGTTCCGTAGGCAACTTCAGCTCCTACAGTAGGAGTAGGATCTCCAGAACTTTTTTGATGGGCTTGCTGAGGATCTCCTGAAATTTGTGAAATAGGAGCAGCAGCTTTAGCACCAGGATTTTCTTCGCCATCCTCATCATGTTCATGAGGAGTAGTTGTAGTTCCGCCAAGATCTACCGGAGCTTTTTGACCAATAGCAACAGTTGGGGGAACAGATGGTTGTGCATCTTTTCCTCCAGCCTTTGCTGTTTGTACATCTGAAATTTGAGAAGGCTCTTTTCCTACTGCAGGAATTACGGAAGCAGAAACTGTAGGCATTGGATCACCAGCTTCAAGAACAATTTTTTTGTCCTTGTACAAGCTCCTCAAACTTTTCGTTTAACATATCTGACATTTGAGTTTCCTCGTTCTTCTAACAATTATTCTAAGATTATTTATCAAATTATAGATTTGAAAGGAAATGCTCAAAAGCTTTAAGCTTCCTTTCTTCTATATTTTTTCTAGTGGAATTTGAAATATATTTATGATATTTAGTAACTTGTTGCTCACGAAGAATACCACCATCCCAAATCCATTCTTTTCCTTCCATAATTCCATTAACAAAAGCATCAGGAGCGGAAGGATCAGCAACAATATCAGCTGCCGTGGCTAACATAAAATCATCACGAACATAATTTGTTCCATTTTTTTCTTCAAG